CCCAGTCCTAAAGGCTCCAACCAAGGAGCAGATCAAGAAGATGTGCTTCAATGAGGACGGCACGTCTAACCTCGATGGACTATCTAGGCTAATTGAGCTACATAGAATCCATGAGGAAGCCATTAAGAATGCCGAGTCAGACCCACTGAACTACGGTGTAACGCTCAAGGGCTGGGTATATGCTGACGGAATGCTCGACCATTACGACACACTCATGTGTTTTGGTGGAAATCGCAGCGGGAAGACTGAATACGGGGCTAGAAGCGTGGTCAAGGCAGCACTTGAGAATCCAAATGCAATCATCGTCTGCTTTGCGCAGGATGCCGATGCCTCTATCCGAACTCAGCAGTCAGCTATTTGGCGCTATCTACCCCCAGAGGTGAAGCAGAACCAGAAGAAGAGTGAGCTTGAGTATATCAATTATAAGGTGAAAACTGGGTTCAGTGGGCAGTCTCTGATCCTACCTAATGGCTCTCAGATTCTTTTCCATACCTACAGCCAGTTCATTGCCAATCGAAGCAAATTTGAGGGCTTAGAGCTTGGTTCAAAGAACCCGAACTGGCATAATCTAGGACTGTGGCTCGACGAGTATCTTGAGGACGGTGATCTAGTTCGCACTATGCGCTTCCGCCTAGCAACGCGAGACGCTAAGATGATCTTGACGTTCACACCTATTGACGGCTACACTCCGTTCGTAGCAGAGTTTCTGAAGGGCGTAGAGACGCGCAAGACCCGACCTGCTGTGCTACTTGACGGCGAGGAAGTGCCAGTCACTCAATACAGCTCAGAGAAGGACGCAGGGATCGTCTACTTTCACTCGGAGTTCAATCCGTTCGGGGGCTACAACCGTATTGCCAAGGAGCTAAAGAATAGCCCCAAGGATGAGATCAAGACTCGCGCATACGGAATACCAGTCAAAAGCATGAACTCGCTGTTCCCAATGTTCAGCCCTAGCGTCCACGTCCTGTTAGATGCAGACTTCCCAGACATCACGGACAGAAAGAAGTTCACTCTCTATCACGTAGTTGACCCTGCTGGTGCTCGTAACTACACTAGCCTACATGCGGCAGTCACTGGCATAGGCTCTGACACTGAGGTTTACATTCGCAGAGAATGGCCTGACCGCGACACCTACGGCCCTTGGGCTGAGTTTGGCGATCCTAATTGGAAGTTCGGGCCAGCGTCTAAGAAGATGGGCTATGACGTGAAGGGCTACGTTGAGCTATTCAAGGGAATCGAGGAGGAGCTTGGAATACACGTATTTGAGAGAATCGGTGACTCCCGCTTCTTTGCCAACGAGAATGCGGACAATGCAGACTTGTTCACACAGTTCGCAGAGCATGACTTTCACTTCGTCCCATCCCTAGGAGCCAAGGAGGAGCAAGGACTTACCGCGCTAGATGACTGGTTCTGTTACAATCCAAATGCGCCGATAGATGCGGCAAACCATCCTCGCGTCTATATTCATGAGAGCTGTGGGAATCTAATCTATGCCATTGTGAACTATCACACGGACGGGAAGAAGGCAGAGGCATTGAAGGACTTTATTGACTGTCTTCGGTATTTGCGAACAGCGAACGAGGGCGTGGGGCCAGAGCACTACCCACCAGGACTAATGGCACAGAAAGTGCAAGGAGGAGCATACTAAATTATGAAATATAAACTGCTAAATATATTAACGGATGATGAGAGCTTTGATGAACGGATCACAAAAGAACTAAATGATCACGCAAAAGATGGTTGGAGAGTGGTTCATGGCTACACACTTGCTATCGGGGTATATCTACTAGAAAAGAAAGACGCTGAACCATTAACAGTGGTTGAGATGTCGGATAACGGATATGGTACAAGAATCCCAGTTAAATTATGAAAGACGGACTAGAAACATGCAAGTCCCTAGCAGAGCAGCTAGGAAGCCCTTACACCGCCATGCGCGTAGGTAAGATCAAGAACAACGTCTGTGAGGACGAGGACATGGAGGGACGCTACATCAAGCCCTCTGGTGTGCTCAAAATCACAGGAGCCATTACTAAGGAAATGGACATCAAGGAGACGGCATCACCCGACATCGTAAAGGTTAAGGTGCTGCATCACAAATCAGGCAACCCTCACGTCATCTTTGCTATGGACTCAGAGACGAAGCGAAAGGTTCCTATTCAAATCCCGCGCCGACAGAAGCAAATCCTGTCAACCAAGGGCAAAGTATTAACCGTAGAACGAGGATTACTAGATGGAAAACAACTATACCGCTACCCAGTCACAAAGACCAAGCCAATCAATAGTTAAATACTGGATGGACATAGACCGCACCGACATGGAGCTGTCTGGTCTTCCAATCAAGTATAGCACTGATGCCGAAATGGTTGATAATCTAGGACTTGACTCTGAATATATCTACCCGCTCCTGTCTAGGATCAAGACAAGGTTAGCAAGGGAACGTGCTAGTATCAAGAATAATCATGGCAAATAAATACGACTCAGACGAACCTGAAATCTACTTCGATGAGGAGTTTGACTACGGCAACCACAAGGAAACATTTGACAGGACGGTAGACGACCTCTCTGACTTCATCGAGGGTTGCGCTCGATCCCGAAGAATCCGAACGTGTGATTGGGTCGGCAGGAACGATGATCTAACCAAGAGCGGCGATACTGCATTCCCGTTCAAAGGTTCAGCAGATTCTCAGCAATGGGTATCACAGAACCTCATGTCAACGTCCACGGCGATCAACCTAAATGCCCTGAGACGTTCACAGATTCAAGCATATCCGCGAAAGGCGGCAGACATAGAGCGAGCTGGTCAGGTGTCAGTGCTATTGAAATATTTCCGAGACGCTGGGGTTGATAACTTCTGGCGCGAGTCCGAGCTTGCTGATAACTATTACAAAGAGAAAGGCATCATGGTCACATACTACGGTTACTCGCCGCCACGTATGGTTCCATATCTCAAGAAATTTGACCTAGAGGACATCGCAGAGACTATCCCAGAGATTGCCGAGCTAATGGCAGACGAGGATCGCGTAGAAGAAGCAGTAGAGCTGTTCAACTCCGTGGAGGGGTGGGAAGTAAATGCCAAGCGAGTAAAGAAGGCACTCAAGCAACTACGCAAGGATGGGGTCGCAGAGATTCCAGTTCTAGTAGAAGACGAAGGCAAGGCGGAGATGATGGCACTAGCGCCAGACACAGAGTTCTACGCCCCAGCAGCCACTCAAAACTTTCAAGATGCAGCATATTGCTACGTTCGCAAGCCAATGACACCGCAGGAGATCCTTCAGCGTGTTGAGTCGGAGGGATGGGACAAGGAATGGGCAGACTATGCAGTAGAACATGCTAAGGGTGTATCTGGCTCAGTATCAGGTCAATACAACTCAGCATTCTTAAACCTCGAAACATCAAGCACTTACAACCAGCGCGACCTAATTGACGTAGTATTCTCCTATGAGAAGCTGATTGACCGCGAGGATGGAGCACAGGGAATCTACCTCACAGTATGGAGTCCAGAGTTCGGTGGCTCCGACACCACCCCGCAGTATGCCAAGCGCACATTGCTGTCAGGTCGCAAGAAGTTCCCGTTTGTCGTAGATGCTCCGTATGAGGCTAAGACCCTCTACAGCGCTGACAACTGGCCTAATCGCCTAGCATCGTGCCAGAAGACTAAGAAGGTGTTCTCTGATGCCAACATCGACGAATCCAGTTACGCTATTTCACCAGCACTCACGGTCTCGCCAACGTGGGACTATGGTCGCCCACAGCCAGGAGGTGTATATGCTACACGCCCAGGCCAACCGTCCCCTCAGTTCCTACAGAAAGACTCTCGCTTTGATGTCACTCGCGGCCTCATTGATGACGTGAACAAGGACGCAATGGAGCTAGTTGGGCAAGACCCACAATCTCCGTATTCTCAACAGAAGCAACAGCATGACATCAACCGACTCCTAGCCCACGAAGCGGCAGTGCTTCAAGGCATCTACGAGGAGTATAAGATGAATGGCCCTGATGAGCTTTACTTGAAGGTTACGGGCAATCCTCAACCAGTCGAGTTCATTAAAGACCCAGACGAGGCAGAGATGCACGTTACTGTAAGCTTTAATAGCCTATACGAAGACCCAGAGCAGCAGAAGGAACTTCGTGAGACTATCATCCAAGCAGCTCAGCTCGATCCTAGTGGTCGCATTGATATGGAAGCTGGTATTGATATGATCCTCAACATGGCAGATCCAACAATTGCGGATCGTCTCTTGCTTCCAACTGAGGATGGTCAAGCTAAGATCGTCAAGGAAACACAGGCTGACATCACGACTATGGCAACTGGCATGGCAGTGGGTGCTCCACAGAATGCAGCGCAGCTACGACTGCAAACCGTTCAGCAATACATTCAGTCTCCAACGGGTGCTGCTAAGCTTCAGAGCGATCAAGGATTCCAGTTCTTACTCTCGGAATACATGAAGCAGCTACAGTTCCAAGTCACCCAGCAGGAGAATGCTCAGATCGGCAAGATCGGCACTAACCCAGCTACTATGGGCGACATCACAACCCAAGACATCTAATATGGCCGAGAAGAAGACATTAAACGACCTGAAGAAGTTCCTCAAGGAGAGCTACCCCGAATACGGCAAGGCTTTCTACGACCATTTTGAGGAGCGCAGGGAAGAGTTAATTGCTGTTCCTTGGGTGTCGCACAACCCTAGTCTAAACGCAAAGTGCCAGATGAATGCGGCATTTATCCAAGACGAGATACTAAACGACTTCGGCTTGAAGCGCGTAAGTCGTTTGCTGGAAACAGACTAGCAAGGGAACGTGATAGTATTTACTTAACGCCGAATACCAAGGCGGTTCTAAACACGGTAGCTTATGACAGATACAATCAAAGTGGAAACCCCTGAATCCACACCAGAAGATCAGGTGCAACAGACAGTCGAGCAGCGCAAACAGTCATTGATTGACGAACGCAAAGCACGACTACTAGGAGCGGAAGAAGCAGAAACAGAGGAGACTGAAGAGGTAGAGGTGGAAACACCAGACATCGAAGCAGAGGAAACTGAAGAAGTAGAAGACGAGCCTACAGACGAGGAAAACGTTCATTCACAGACAGATGAAATCGACATTGATTCACTCTCCGAAGATGACATCCGCGAAATCGCTAAACTCAAGGGAGTTGACCTAGACCCAAAGGCTGATAAAGCATGGGCGGCACAACGCCGTAAGGTTAAAGAACTTGAGGCTGAATTGGAAACTGTTAAGAAAGCTAAGGACGAGGCATTGACCATCCGTAGTACGAATGACGCAGAGACCAAGCTTACGCAAACAGAGGCTAATCTGAAGTATTGGAACCGAAAACTCCAACTTTCAGCAGAGACTCAGTATGACGAAGCGTCAGGGAACGATGTGCGTGGTGTTACTCACGAAGGCAAATTCTATCCAGCAGAACAGTTGGTGAATTGGCTAGACGAGCAGGAGGCTACATTACCAGACTTACGGAAAGCCGCAAACGAGGTAACTAAGGCACGCGAATCAATTGGGAATCTCGATGATGCAATCGAAGAAGTCAAAACTAAGTACGGTTTAGACGAGAAGGCATCAGAGGCATACGACAAGTTTTTAAGCAACCCAAAGTTTGAGGTTCTTAAAAGTATGATCCCAGAGTTCAGTGTTGAGCTAATTGATATTTTCGGAAAGGCAGCTCTGCAAACAGCAGGGAGTTCAGCCAAGAAGAAGGTTGTCATTAAGCGCAAAGCACCGAAGGAAGCGAAAGATAATGTCAGTCCTACTGGTGGCTCAGGTCGCCCAGCGGGAGGTAAAGGAGCATCTACCCAAGTCAAGAAACTAGAGAAAATTGTATCTGACCCGAAAGTTCCAGTTAAAGACCGCATGGCGGCTCAAAAACAAATTAGACTACTAAAATATTCAACATAAAGGAAAGATAAATTATGGCAGATCCAACATATTCATCCACAGTCGGTAATCGGGAGTCGCTCAAGCAAGACGCTGAGTTGCTCGCTGCTGACATCACACCAGTAACAGGTCTACTCAGCCACAAAGCTGATACCAACAAGCGCCCTCGGACGCTCATGGACAAGCTCAAGGCTGTGTCTACTACAGGCCACATCGAAGGAACCGACACCAATGGTGGTCGTGACGCATTCGCGCAAGTCAAGGAGTTTGAAGGTCAGGCACATCGCTTGGTCAATCCTTACAGCACATCGAAGGAACAAGAGCAGGAAGACTCTGCTGTTATTTCCAACATGGTTAATGCTGCTCAGAAGAGCATGATCGAGCTTGCGGTTGACAAAGAGGCCGTAATCTGCGGCGACCAAGTTAAAGTGGCAGACGTTCCTGGCACTACTGCTGGTGTTACACCTGGCCTCGGTTCTCTCACGAACGCAACTTCGGTTGACGTTGTAGCAGAGTATCGCACTCCAGCAAGCTCCATCTATAGCGGCTTGAAAGCTGACTTCGATGACCAAGCTCTCGGTGCAGTGATTGCATCTATGTGGGCAGAATCCACAATGATTCAGGATCTCTGGCTCATTGCAGGTGCTGACCTTCGCGAGCACATCGTTCAAGAGTTCACTCGCACAGCGGGTGCTGCTTCTCAGATTGACTACAACGTGAATGGAACAACTACTATCCCTTGGATGGTTGAGTTGATCGACTCGCAGTTTGGACAGGTCAAGATGAAGAACGGCAATCCTAATGCGATGCCTTCCGCTGACCGTGGCTACCTCATCAACCCTGAACTGCTCTATGTTTCTGAGTATCAAGGTCTTGAGTCTGAAAACTATCCTTTCTTGGGTGGTAACTATACGGGCGCAGTTGACACTCGCTTTGCACTTATGACTACTGGCCCTAATGGTCTTGGTAAGATTGAGTTCTCTGACGAAGCCTAAACATTAACACTGAGGGAGTTGCGGGTACATCCCCGTAGCTCCCTTATTTTATATGAATACAGACGTATTATCAGATTCTCAAGCAGTAGCACTTCACATGAAGCTCATTGATCGCAAGAAATTGCTCATGTCTCCAAAGATGCAGAAGTATCGGGATCAGTTGATGCGCACAGCAATGGCGAAGAACTACGAAAGCACTAGGAGCCGCAATGGTGCATTAGAGTTCAAGGGAGCATTTGACGTATTTGAAGAGAAGGCTATGCGAATTGATTGCAAAGCCACAGACGGCACAGATTTTATTAACGACGACTACCTCAAGTGGAAGCAGAGAGACCTGCACCTGCGAGGACTAGACGGAGCATGGCTTAACCGATAATGGCATATAAAAACACAGATTGGGACGAAGTTATAGGGCTTGCGAACGCTCGGATTGGAAAGAACCTCACAGGCTCTGATTTGACTCGCATGGGCTTCCTTATTAACTCAGGTGCGAAATACATCTATGATGAGAACCGCTACTGGCCTCGATTCCTAGTGCTTGAGCCTCGGACGGTTGCTCGCGGTTACATTGCCACAGAAGAAGACAGCTACAATGTTTATGGAGCAGGGACTACAGAGGCTAATGGGTTGTATGTTCGCAATGGTAGCAGCGTAGACGGAAATCCCTCATACTCAATGTATGACAGCAATGGGACTGAGACTCATTCTATTGCAAGCACTGGGAATATCGCATGGGCGATTCAAGATGTAGTCACGGCAGACATTCTATATTCAATCGGTTC